GCTTCAAAGTTTGCTGGTGTTATACCGTCTGGAAAATTCTTTCTACTCAATGAAGTTCCATGACCACTTGCTGGATGTCCACCTGCAATTCCACCTACTTTAGATGGAAGTTTATGCTGTGGTTCTCCTTCAAACCTCTGTTGGTCTTCTTTCGGTGCTGCTGTACCTCTACCTCGTCCACCCGGTTTTAACTGTCCTGGGTTTTCGGCAAGAGTACCTTCGGCTGTTGCCATATCTGCTGTGGTAACAACTGGATCCTTTGAAACTTTGAATTCGCCTGTATGTGTTCTGCTTATCTCAAATCCTAGTCCTTGCAGTGATTTCATGTTCTCTATCTCTACTCCTTGTATCTGCAAGTCTCTTAATCTATCTGTCTCTTCTCCAGACTTTAATCTTAACTCCCAATCATCAATATCTTTTAACCCTGCTAATTTTGCTAAGAATGATTTTAATAGAATGTCTTGACCCCATTTGATTGCTCTGTTTGTAATTGTAACCTGTAAACCTTCCTGAGACCAACCAGTTGGTAGTTCACCGAAGTACAATGGAAGTACTCCGTATATTGCACCAATAATCATTCTAAGTTCTTTTCTAACTGCAATGAATTCTAATTCTTTAAGTGAGCCTGTAAAGTCTAACCACTGTGCCATGTTCTTACCACCTGGCTTGTCAGATTCAACTAATAATGGGTGTATCATATATGGATCTTCTGTTGCCTTTTGTTCAAGTGCATCCCAAGATTTTCTGAATGTTTCGTAATTACGTGAAGCAATTACTAACATACCTCTTGGAGGTCGCATCTTATCAAAGTATTTTCTAATATATTCATCCATATGTGACAAAGACATTACCTTTGACCATACTGCGTATATAGGAGAATAACCATAAAGTAGTCCTGGCCTATATTTACCTGCTCTCCAAATTATCTCACCCTCTCCGTAGATAACTCTCTTAGGCTGTGGTATGCCTATGGAATAAACAGAGTTAACTTCAACTACTGCCTTCAATGCTTTTGTACCACATACATCACATCTGTCGCTTACAAGTCTCTTTCCTCTGTGTTCAAACTTTGGACAAACAAAAACTGGATTATGTTTATCATCATAACCAACTCTACCATCACTATCTGCAATCATAGCGACTTGAGGTGGATCAACTCTTATTAATTCTTTTATCTCTGACTTTTCATGGTCTATTTCACCTGTAGCGTCATCAATCCAATAGTTTTTTAATACTAATAGATATGCGTTATCTGCAATCTCTAAATCTCTTTCTAACATTCTTACTATGTCTTCCAATGATTGTTCGTTTGCATTTACTGGTTTGTGTAACATATCTTCTAATACCTGTCTATTCTCTGGTGTTGGTCTTCGTAGGTCATGACTTCCACAAGTATCACATTCTAATGGACCTTCCAAACCAATTCCTTTCGGTTGTCTCACTGGGAACTGTGGTTGGTTTGCCTTTGATGATGTTGTACTACCGATTGTACTCTCATTATCTTCATTTGTTGCATTTGGTTGTTCATCTCGTATGTCTCCTGCTAGTGGAGCGTATTGAAATTCCTTTGAACAGTTAGTACATTTAAACTTCCATTTTTCTACTATCTCAAAACCATTCTTAAACATCTCACGGTTGATAGTTTCAATAGGTATTCTAAGAGCATCTACATTATCTGCAAGCTCATAGATCATTATAAGTGGAAATGGGAATATTGGCAGTTTGGCTCCTGTATCGGTAGCCATATAGGGTTGGGCAATACTAGGTCTTACGGTTGATTCTGTAAATGACTTACTCCTAAACTGAAAAATACCCTTCAATTTATCTACAAAACCCATGATAACCAGTACTGGCTACCATATATAAACTTTGTTAAAGAATTGTAACTATTTTGTTACTATCCACCATGCTGTTTGCATAGTATATCTCGCACATCTATAGTGCAAGTGCAACTCTTTTTAGGTTTTTCTTCCTCTACTGATGATGATCTTCCTAATACCATATACTTCTTATACTATATGGTGTTTATATAGTTGTGGGTGGTGTGAGTATGCATACCTGAGTAGATTCATACGAAAGGGAGGACTGGATTTACTACCCAGCCCACAATCTTTATTACACTTTAAATATCATTCAAACCATGAAAGAACATGAGATAATATCAAATGCTGCAAGATTTATTTGTAATTCATTTAAATTAAAATCTAATGCAGATCATGATTTGTTCGAAAGTCAGGGGGAACAAGATGTATGGCTTGGTTCATTTGCTGGTTTCGTGGAAGGTATTGCTATACTAATTAAAACAAAAGATGAAAAACTGTATAACGAATTAATAGACTCACTAGAAAGGGTGTCATTAAGATAATGGTGGAATTGGAGATTGAGGATTACAGTGAATTATTTGATTGGTTTACTCTATGCTTTGGAAAGAAACCAGATAAGATAACATCACAGGCCAAGAGTACATTCTGGAAATTAAAGTTTCTATCTGATGATAAGATAAAAGAAGAAGAAGAAGAAGAAAAAGATGATGAATAATCTAAAATTAGCCATAATAGTAGGTATATTAATACTGTTAGTATGGGGTTTATACGTAACTCTTATATATATGGATAGTATACCTCAAAGCATGGAAAAGGAAACATTCTGTAGGATGTATGTAGTAGCAGCAACACAAAACTGTATTCCAGGAGTTTCAGCTAATTTCGGAGGGTTACCATGAACACAGATCATTTCGGTATAGTAATTACATTAATCGTTCTAGCAGTATTTTTATCGATCGCACTGTTATCACAGGCACACATAAGCATACTGCCTGAAAGTTTCAATGCTCCACATAGTGGTGCATTTGACAATTATTGCAAGCAACTTAACTTAAAGTGTTAATATGGCCATATTTTGTGTCATTAAGGATAATGATAAAAAATTTGACTGTAACATAGATGTAGACTTTCAATATAACCCAATAGAGGAATATAAGGGAAAATGGAACCCTAAGAAAGAAAGACGAAGAAAATATGGATATGTAACCTATAAAGTTATAAACGGATCACAGCATTTCAAAGATAGTGAATTTGAAGACAAGGCTCTTGCTATAGCACTAAGACAGTGGGGGTTAAGGACAAAGGATATTAGATTTAAAAGAGAAACAACAGATAAGACAGCAGATATAGAAATGAAGTTTGAGAAGATGGAAACTAACAAAATGTTCAGAGATAAGCCTGGAACTCTTGCTTATGCATACTTTCCCAATGGATCAAAGGTTGGGGGAGATATAACGTTTAATGACTCTGTAATATGGACAACTAATGGAAAACCAGTCAATGCACACAAAGTATACCCTGATACCTACCCTCCTAACACTAAAACTAAACTTCGTACATACAATATGGTTCACACGTTAATTCACGAATGTGGCCACGCCATTGGGCTTAAGCATTGCGAACAACATAAAACTTGCATAATGTACCCATACTACAACGGCCGGGTTGTTTTGCACGACCATGACAGTCAACGCATTATGTCAATTTATGGCGAACGAAAACTAAGCGAACAGATAATTGACTACTTCAAACGACGTATGCTACGAAAGTGGGGATGACGCGAAGCGTCACGAAAATTTTGTGGGAAGATTTATATAAGTCATTGGTGTATGAATAATGAGTAATGTGAAAGTAAAATTCGATTGTATTGACTGTAGTTGGAAGTATCGTGGGGATATGCAACACGCATACGTAGTTATGAAACACAAGGACAAACATGAGGAAGAACTCTACATCATGGAGGATTTATATGGTTAGTAACTGGTTCCTTTATATAGGAATATTTCTAGTGGTTTCTGGTGTACTATGGCCTGTAGGTGCAGTGTTTATGTTTATATGGACTATTAGTTTCATAAGTAAAAGTATGAAAGCCAACAAGGAAGAGAAACGATATAAAGAAGAACGAAGTTTAGACAATGAACCAGAGATATATAACAATTACTTTGAAGGAGATAAAATAGTAAACATAAAATCTAAAGAAGACTTTAATAGGATAATTGATTGGAGATGAATTGGACTTGCAAAATATGTGGTTGGAAGAAGGAACAGGGTTCTATGTACTGGACTACTGAAGACCATAAAGAGGTATTTGAACATGAATCATCACATGGTAAATTAGCGAAGATATTCAAGAGGAAGAAGGTAAATGACTAGGTTTATATGCTTAACTTGCTATAAGACAGATGATGATAAGAACCTCAAATATTGGGATGACAAACCATGTTGTACTAGGTGTCTCGACAAATATAATCGATTCCACAAAAATGACACTGGTATACCGAGGAATAGGGGATGAAATGTCATCTTGAAAAATATAAGAAGAAAATCAAGGGGTATAAGATAAAAGACGGTGAGATTGATGAAGAAGTCTATGAAACCAAATAAAAAAATCATTGTGGCAAAAGGATTTATGAATGCAAGTTCAGAATGTCCTCATCCAACATACAATATAATAAAATCAGGCTTTTATAAATATCTTATATGTCGAACGTGCGGGCGTAATATGGGGGAGGTAAATGACACTATCGAACAACCAGATAAGTAAAGTCCTCTGCATAGCGTGCCAAGACACGATTGGGGAGCATAGCAAGAGACAACTCTGGAGATGTCTGTTCAGAATCCAGGGAACGGTAGTAGCAGCCAAACTTGATGAGAAATTACCTACCACAGATAAATCGGAACCTAAAATCAACGCTAGGCACTGATGGAATATAAGGTAGATATCCTACGTGTACTAGATGGGGATACAGTTGACGTTCTTTTTCATTTTCCTTTCGGTATCCAAGTGAAAAAGCGTGTTAGACTGTTCGGTATTAACGCCCCCGAAACACGTACACGCGACCTAGAAGAGAAGCGTAAGGGGATTTTGGCCAAGGAACGGTTGTCAGAACTGTTAAAGGAGGCCAAAATGAAGTGTGTCCTCCGTTATCATGGAGACGGAAAATTCGGTCGTCCTCTAGGGGAGTTGTTTGTTAATGGTGTTAATATTAATTTAGTTCTCGTGTCTGAAGGTCACTCTGTTCCTTACTTTGGAGGAAAGAGATAATCACTCCCACCCCCCCTTTTGTACTAGGCTTGTATCTGAGAAAGGTTCAAAAATTGGTTTTTCGCTATAAGCACTAGGCGTAAGGCCAGGTGGACCTATACTGTGTAGAAATACTTTTGTGCCTAGAATATGGGGTATATAACCTTTGTTATAGATATATATAATAGTATGATTACGAATAGATATGTCAAAACAAATCAGCTTGAGTGCTTTTGTCGAAAACTCACAAAAATTTGTTAGTGATTTATTCACTAAGAAATACGACATAGTAATCAAGCGTGAGGGAATAAACCCAAAAACCAAAAAATGGTCAAATCCTATTGTTTTTGTGAAACTTAATAAAAAATTAAGTTTTACAAAACAAAACAAACAATCTAAAAAGATGAGTGATTCAATAAGCATTGAATTAACAGAATCTTTTATTGATGGATTGGCTAGATATTTTAGCAATCAGATTACAAATTCTGATGTGTTAAAATCTAAATTGGAATTGGAAAAATCAGTTAATGAGGTGTCTTTTTTATGACATCTTATTCTGATATAGCTGTTAATGGTAATAGAGAATCATCTATTATCATTAATGGTATAGAGTGCCTAATAGCTGGCAATCAAAAGCTAGGATCATTAGTGGGTAATAATGACATGGATAATAGCCATGTCATATCTTCTAATGCTATCATGTATGAAGATAGTGTAATCCAATGGTTTAATGGATTAACTAAAATCCGAGCAGATAAACCAACCAAACAGTATGTAAGATGTTATAAATCCCCACATATTGTAAGATGTAATTGCAAAAATTACAAATGCAACCACAATAAAAAAGGCTGTGGAGTAATAGAGAGACGACCAAGGAAACAAAACCATAAGGCACACAATAGAATAATAGGAACGATACCTTATGCAACCAAGCAACCAAGATATAGTATAACAGAACAAATACTATATATACAGAAAGACAAAGGATTGAGGTGGAGAGATTAACCTCATCTTTCTTTTTTTATTATCTTATAATCCGGGAGATAATGGGGGTGTATTATGAATGATTGGAAAAAGTGTTGATGAGTTATCAAGTAGAGTTAAAAAACTTGAACAACATATAGTTAGAGTTGATGAGGCTATTAAAACTCTAGCTGATGAGTTATGGAATAAGGAAGATATATAAGTAAGTAAGACTTATATACCTGGCCAGGTGGCTGGGTCCTCTCTCTTTATTATTATATTATATTATTATTATAAGTATAAGTACATTCTATAAGTACACTGTATAAGTGTACACGGCGAGGTAGTATATAAGGCTTACTGTTATATATATCTTATGGTTATCTATATAGATGACATAGAAACTATATAGAGATATAAGTGTTGTGTTATATATAAACAGTTCTATAACAGCGTTTAGTGAATGAGCTAATAGGTTATATGCAACCCCCCCTCTTGTAATGGTTGTATGACAAATACAAAAAAGGTTAATTTAAAAGAATTAACCAAAGCTGAATTAATCAAATTGGTTAATTCAAAAAATGCAAAAAGTGTCATCACAGCAACAACAGAAAAACCAAAGTCGGTTTTAGGAAATTTCGTAATTATATACGAAAAACCAACCGATAAAGGATTCGTTCCATTGCGTATATCATACGCACCATTTAAAGATGGAAAAAATGGTATGATATCCATTCGTCAATGGAAACAAGGTTTTAATGGCGAGAAAGGTCGTCATAACTATGTAAGCTTCAATACCGAGCTTACATTTGGCACACTAGCCAAAATGAGAGAAGCTGTTGATAACTGTGAATTCACAGAATACAAAAAAGAATAGAGATATGTCAAAAATCAATATTCAAAATCTCTTTTTTTTCTTATCATATAATCATCTTTTAGAGTTATCAAAGTCCATAATGAGCCGTTTAAGGCATGGCAGATAACCCAGCTAACTGTTATCTCTGTTAAGAGATAGTTAGCTAAATTATACTTAACAAGCTTAAACATCTGTAAGCCCCAGAGCCAGAACGGTTAATAACCGTCAGAGCCAGAGGCGTGGTTTTAAGCGTTAAGAGTTGTGAGTTGAACAAAGATTAAATGAATGATAGAATTCATGCAACTATAAGAAACTCTAGCTATTGTTTAGTTCCTAAAAAAAGGTAGGTTAGTGAGTGGTTAGTGGATAGGATAAAACCCCATAGATAGCCACTCACTAATCTTAAAAAATTTGCACAAATTTTGACCGATACCCTTATTAATCTCTTATAAAAGGGTGGCTCGGATTTTGTGGCACGTATAAGTTGTACACTTATAAGGCCACTTATATAAGCTTATATCATAAGTATATAGTAAGGTAATTATTCTTATAAGTTAAACTTAACATAGTGTATAAGATATAGTAAGGTAATTATTCTTAATGTTATTATTATTATTATATTCGCCGATATTTATAAATCTATCGCGTGTTCCTAATATAGCTGAGATATATATGTATCGCACGCGTGTTCCTAATATAACACCTTAATAAGCATAAGCATTTGTATTAGTTTTTATCTACGGCAACGTTTATATACATAGGTGGCAGGTGTATATAGTAGTATGACATGAATCAATCATGCGTGTTATATGACAATAAATGAATCAGTTAGCCTCTATATGTATGCTCTATGTAGTATTATTATTATTGTATTAGATTCTATGCGTGTTATATAGTTATATCCTATGTTATTATATACTCCCACCCCACGCATATAGGATCGCAACGCTTTTAAGCAACCCCCCCTCTTGAATTGGTCGTGAAAACAGCAATAAAAAACCGATTAAATAATCGTAGTAGTATTGTTAATAATGTTTGTAATCTTATTGATGATAACTATGTTATGGTAGTAGCGAGGTGTGTATTACTATCATGAACTGCCCAGAATGTAAATCAGAATACATTGTTGATACATTATATGGCA